CTAAAAGTGGGGTGAAGAATATGTCAAAAGAATTTGATGAAACGCACAAAGATTCAGAGGATGATGGGTTGATGGAAAATCTAACAGAGATGTTTAAGATAGGTTGTGCTAAGAGAAATAGAAAATCTGCTTGGACACCAGAATTATTGGAAAGCGAGATAAATGGATATTTTAATTATTGCATAGAAAGGCATTTAAAACCTTGTAAGGCAGGAATCAGAACGTATTTGGGAATATCTAGGAGTCAGTATTATTCATGGCAAACAGAAATTACAAAATATGGGGATGTTTCAGACTTGATAAATTATGCTAACGATGTCATGGAGCAACAATACGTTGGTAGAAGCGAGAAATACCCTACTGCGAACCTGTTTTTACTACGAACATCACATGGACATGTTGAAACAAGCAAATTGGATGTTACTGCAGTTGGAAATGTTGTAAATAGTGCTGATGAAGTAAAAGATTTAGTAAGCAAACTTGGATTAGACAAAAAATAGTGGACAAGCTACCTAGAAATGGGTAGTTTTTCTTATTTACTGCATCTCCTCCATGAACCTTATACTATGGATATCTGCTTTCAAACCGCCAACTTTCAAACCGCCAAAAAATGGATTTCTGACAGGGTGGGCAATTGTGTCAATTGTGTGAAACAATACAAACAATTCAGAATATTGCCAATTTTCAGAATATTGTGAATAGTATGAATATTCTGAATATTCTGACAAATAGCCTAAATATTGTCATGCATAAATATGCATAAAAGATGCATAAATATACATTCTGCCATTATCAGACAATTCAGAATTGACAGAATATTGCAGTAAAATGCAGGATTTGATTTTAGAACTTGCAAAAATAAAACCTTGACATTCTGCATCTCCTATGATTTTTTTAAGAGGTATTCAATACTGCATTATGTGGTTTTTTACGGAATAACTTTTTAGGTGCTATCATATGTCCAGAGGGTAAAGTGCATTAGAACGCAGATTTGGAGGTGTATTTTACGTTCACATATTGTTAACAACTTATTCATTAATTGTTTACAAAATAGGGTTCTAAATGCTTGAATAGTTAACTTCAATTTGATATACTTAAGTAGCACCACAACGAAAAAACAAATAGTTACTTAGGAGGGCAAAGATGTTAGCATACAAATTAATGAGATTAAAAGAAGGTAAACTTTATCCACTGTTTATAACTAGGAATATTGAAACACAAGTCGGTGAGTGGTTAGACGCTGAGTTTAATCCTACTAAAGGGTTCGCAGATAGGTTTGGATGGCATTGTTGTTTTACACCAATTGCACCGCATCTTAAAGAGGTGTTAGCATCTGGAGAGGTGAGGACATGGGTACAATGTGAAGTTGAAGACACCGTTACATATAGTAGACCAGAATCACAAGGCGGTGCTTGGATACTAGCAAATAGAATGAAGGTTATTAAAATACTAGATAGTGAAGATGTACAAAATATAAGGGAGGCAATATAAATGAATAATCAATTGAAGGTATATAAAGAAGAGTTATTTATGGAAATAGTAGAAATGGGTAAAACACTTGAGCAAACAATGGAGTTACACGACTTAGTTTTAGCGAATAGAGTAAGTACTAGAATCGAACTACTTTGGGAAAAATGGCACACGGTTTGTGAATGTATAAAGAGGTGCGATAATGAATAAAGAGTTGATGTATAATATTTTGATAGAATGTGGATTCTCAATAATGGAAATTGCTTCAATGACTAAAACTGAGTTACTATCTCAAATGTTAGATTTTGAAGGTATATGTGGTTATTCAAGGTGGATAAAGGACTTAATCAAAACAGTGTATGATATAGACTTGAACAAGGAAATAGGTTAATATAAAGGTTGCTTATGTCCATCTACATGGTGGGCATGGTGGAGTCTTTAAGACTTACATATGATTATAAGGTGGGTTATACATTATGAGAAAATTAGTTAAAAAGGATTGCAACCAACATATTTTTATTAGTGAAGGAAATAAGAAATTAGTTGAAACAGAATTGGAATATTTTTTAATATTTAACATTCCAAGTATTACAACGTGCCCATGGTCAACTGCATTATGTCGCGAGTCATGTTATGCTAATAAATCAGAAATTCAATATCCGGATGTACTACCATGCAGGAATAGGAATTTAGACGAAATTACGAAATACACTTTTGTTGAGGACATGAATTTATGGATTAAATGGCATTTATCAAGACCGTCTAAACAAGGTAAACAGTGTTACTTTAGAATTCATGAATCTGGTGATTTTATGACAAAAACCTATTTACTAGATTGGGTAGCAATTGCAATTAGTAACCCAAGTGTAATATTCATGGCATACACTAAGTCAGTGTTATTGATACAATCAACCTTTATTCCTAAGAATCTAGTTATCCGTTACTCAATATGGGAGGACACAATAAAACGTGATATCAACATTGCTAGTCAGTTAGATTTACCAATATATACTGCATTTACTAAAGATGTACTTAAAGACAAGATAGACAATGATGGTTATACACTTTGTGATTGTGATTGCACTAATTGTAAAAAGTGTTATTCTAATAATGTTAAAAAGATTGCAGTATGCATACATTAGCATATAGCAACATAGTATATATAAGGAGGTGTATACTATGATACTTAATTTATTATTATTACCATTTATTATATTAAGAAAGTTGTTACAATTAGCAGTAAGAGAATAAGCAGTAAGCAATACTATATAGTGTGATATCATACATCATGTTATATAGTATTGTTTTATTTGTTTACAATAGTCAGACAATTCAGTTTATTTAAAAATATAAATTAATTAAATTAAATGTAATATTCACACAATTCAGTTTATTTAAAATTAATAATAAATGTAATATTCTGAATAGTGTCAATTGTTTACACAATACACACAATACCCCATTCCCCTATNTTTCGACATTTTCNGCCACGGGGTTAGTCCCTCCTGCAACCGCCAAGATTTCATAAGTCCTCTGATTATCAATGTTCAAAAAAATTTCCGAAAGTTTCTATAACAGTTTTTTACGATTATTATCACATAGTTCAAGTTCAAGTTCCATTGAAGGGCAATATTTTCTTCCGCCTTTCACCATAAATTGTTTCACGTTTTCTATCTCTGTGCCATCATCAAAAATTCTAAATTTAGTTCCATCAATTTCTATTTTAATTGTCTTCATATCAATTCTCCTTTTTTTGCTAGTATTCATATGTTTTTAGTATAACCTATCTGGATGGAAAATACAACAGTTTTCAAAAATATATTTTGTATCTTGGATTAATTTGGATGGAAAATAAGAATTATGAAGTATGAGATTAAGTAAAAGGGGGTATGGCTTATAAAAAAAGATTTTGAGTTGATTGTAAACAAGTTGCCTGTGGATTGCAAAGGAATAAATATATATCCTCTTGGAGATGTGCATATCGGTTCTGAGGATTTCAGCACGAAGATGTGGTCTAACTGGATTAATGTTGTCAAAAATGATGACAAAGGATATGTTGTCATAATTGGGGATATGGTCGACAATGGTCTGAAGAATAGTAAGACGAATAGTTATGAAGCTACTATGCGACCGAGAGAACAGAAAGAATGGTTAAAAAATGAGTTAGAACCTATAAAACACAAAATATTGGGTGCTTGTAGGGGGAATCATGAGATAAGAAGTACTTTGGAAGCCGATGATTGTCCACTGTACGATGTTATGGCAAAATTAAATTTGGAGGATTTATATCGTGAAAATATGGCTTTTCTTAAAATTAATCTTGGCGAACGTAATCGTGATAGGCAGTTTAGCTATACCTTGGTACTGGCTCATGGTGGTAGTAGGGGTAAAGTTACCAAGTTCGGCTATTCAGTTGATGGAATGGATGTACTCGTTACTGGGCATACTCATACTCCAGAAAGTAACTTCCCATCAAAGATAATTATCGATACTAAAAATGAAATTGTTAAAATGCAAGAGTATGTTCATGTAATTGTACCAAGCTTTGCAACTTATGGTGGATACGCACTGAGAAATATGTACATGCCCCAAGGAAATAAAATTCCCATCATTAAATTGGATGGAGAGAAGAAAGGAATTAGTTTATTATGGATATAAGTAATGTATATGTAATTATTGGAACTGGATTTAGTAAAGACAAGATAGTGGATATCATAGTTCAAGAAGGGTACAAGCACAACTTCTGTTTTGCTAGAAGCGAAGGTGGTAATGGCTCAAATATAGACCGTTCAGATGAAGTCTGGTGTTTTGGAGATTGCGAAGGACAACATGACCATAGGATGGCAAAGGCACTTGGAAAAGATATTTGGATAATGGGATAATGGATATCAAAGAGGTAGAGCAATATGTCAATGTTGTAATACCGAATATTGAAAGTGAACTTACAAAGAGTGATTTAACTGATGGTGATAGATTGGAATTATATAACCTTTATGTGGAGATATTAAAACTGGTCGCACCATTCAACTTTCAATCTTTTAATAAGTTCCTTGAACTTGACGAAGACCATTCCTCTCCCATGAAAGCATTTTATCACCAGAGAAAAGACCATATGGAAGAGATGTTCGAAGCATTTAATGATATAGAGATATACGATAAGTATGACTTACTGCTGATATCTCTACCTCCTAGAACTGGCAAAACAACTACTGGAATACGGTTTTTATCTTGGATTATTGGAAAGTATCCAGANTACACTCAGTTGGCAACCTCATATTCCGATAGTATCACNGCATCATTCTATATTGGAACAATGGAAATTATAGCGAATGAAAGATACCAACAATGCTTTCCAGATGCTCCCTTGATTTCTCAGAATGCCAAAAGAGAGGAAATCTGGCTCAAAGTTGCGAAAAGGTATCCGAGCATCACATTTGTTCCAGTTGGCGGTTCGATGACAGGAAGGGCAGAAGCAGGAAAGTATCTGTACTGCGATGATTTAGTTTCTGGAATAGAGGAAGCTATGAGCATTAATCGTATGGAAAAGCTTTGGTCAATATACGGAGTCAACTGTAAGCAGAGAAAGAAAGATGGATGCAAAGAGATTCATTTGGCTACCAGATGGTCGGTGCATGATGTAATAAGTAAACTTGGAGAAGAAAATAAGGAC